ACCAAATGACTGATCTATCTCCCACCGCGCAGGCGGTCTTCAACGCTGCGTGGACCTGCCCAATCGTTTTGGGCGACCACCCAGCAACACGGAGTCGCCAACTTGCCGCTGCTCTGCGAGCCGCTGCGGATCAAGTAGTACCAGGAGAGCTTGCAATCATCAGTAAATGGCCTGAGCGTTACGAAGTTCGCCGCCAACTTCTTGCCATCGCCGCCGAGCTGGAGCAGTCGTAGTGACCACCACCTCCATGTCTGACCTCGATGTCGCAATCTCGGCTTTCGTCGGCGTGATGATCGCCGAGGCGCTGGTCAAGCCGGTGGCAGCACGCCTTGGCCGCATTATCATTCGCGCCGTCGACTCCAAGATCGGCATCATCCCTGACTGGCTCAGCACCAACGACCGATGAGCTTCCCAGACTGGATCTGTCACGACTGCGGCCGGCAAATCGGCCGCTTCTACGTTGAAGGCCGCTATGTGGGCCCAGCCAAACGAACCTCCACGTTCCACGAGGGAACGTGCGATGTTTGTGGCAAGACCAAGCCGGTGACCGAACCGCGTGACTACGGCTACCTGATCGCCAACTGGCAGTATCACCTCAAACGAAGATGACCTTCTCAGAGTCCCGTCTCACGCATCTCTACGCCGAGCACATGCGGCCGGCGGCAGAGCCTGACCTTGCCACCCTGGTGCGGTGGGCAGAGCGCATTGAGACCTTCTCCCACTTCCTGGTCGCCAGGCGCGGCTGGAGCTACGAGCAGGCCGGCACGTTGGCCGACGAAGTGCGTGAGCTGCTGGTGCAGCTGCGCCAGGGGTGGCCGGTGTGGCTGATCGACGATCAGCACATCAAGGCGCCCACCGAGGAGCTGGCCAGGCAGCTCATCGACTGAGATCCATCAGCATCAGCTCCAGCCGGGCGATCTCGTTGACCGCCTTCTGGAGCTGGTATTGCTGCTGGCAGCAGAGCCGGTAGAGCATGGCGGTGCGGGGATCCTCTTTCCTCGCGTCGAGCTCGATCTTGAGCTGGTCTTCGGCCGGCATCGTCATGGCCAGCCATTCGCCGAACTTCATGCCCCTGCAGCGCGGTGTTGCCTCACGGTAGTCACGCCCCCAGAAACCGCATGTAACGGTTTGCAACGGAACGCTCGCCGCGTCGGCGGCAGTCGGCATGATTGCTCCGTCCCCCGCAGCACTCTTGTGAAGCAGCTGTTCTTGCTCCTCATCCCGGTGGTCGTGATCGCGGCCATTGTTCATGACCACGGCTCAGCGTGCCGTGTATCTGATCACCCCTCTCTGGGCTCGATGCCTGTTTGCGAATGACCAAACGCCACTACCACTTCGCCATCCCGCAGTCGAACATCTTCGACTTCGTCACCGCTGCCACCTTCACCGAAGCCAAAGCCAAGGCATTCGATGAGTACGGCCCCTGGTACAACCTCATCGAATGGCTCGACAAGGATGACCCGCAAAGCTGAGATCGAGGACATCCTCAAGCCCTGGTACGAGGCGCCAGACATCGACTACGACGCCATGAGCGACACCGAGTTCGACGTCATCTGCACCCAGGCCAGGCAGATCAAAGCGCTCTGCATGCGCTGGTATCTTGCCGGTCTCGAGCGTGCCATCGGCGAGATGACACGCAAGATCGACGGCCAGCACCTCTACGCCACCAGGGCAGAACTGATCGCCCACCTCAAGTCCATCCATGCACCCCACTGAAGACGACTTCCGCCTGATTCCCGAGTCTTGCGTCTACCTCTCGACGCGCACTCAGAATGCCCTGCTTCGCGGTGGTTACTTCACCGCCCAGCAGATCATGATGGCCACCACTGACGACCTGATGAAGCTGCGGGGCTTCGGCCTCGGCTGCCTGCATGAGGTTGCCGCCTGGCGCGATGCGCTGATGGAGCCCGACCCCGACCTGTACCGAGAGATGTTCGATGCTGTCGTCGATGCCCTCAGGGAGGCCGGCAGCATCGTCGCCGAAACCCAAGCGCCGCACGTCATGGCGGCTGCTTGGCGTGTGATCGCTCGCGGGCCGTTCACCGCCGCCCGCATCCGTCAACTGCTGGTGAAGTCATGACCGCGACGAACCCCAAGCCAACTCCTAATGATCGCCAAATTAGGAGTTGGGAGACTGCTCCACTGCCGGAGCTGAGCGACGAGCAAGTAGGTGAGTGGCTGATCGACGACGGCTACCCCTGGGACCCCTCGGAGCTGGCCGTCATCACTATCACCACCAACCGGCTCAAGAACGTCGCTCGCCAGGCCGCCCAATGGGGCGCTGACGTGGAGCTGGAAGCGTGCTGCGAGTGGTTCGTTCAGGATTGGACGGACATCGAAACAGCAGACAAGCTCCGCGCCGCCCGCCGCCCCAAACCGCCGAGCTTGAAAGAGCAGGCGCTGGAGATTATTAAACGCGGGGAAGATGACTGGCAGCCCCTCCCCGAGGACTGGGACACCATCCGCCGCGCCCTGGAGGCCCTCCCCGAATGACCGTCTACCCCTACCAGATCCAGGTGGTCCGCCCTGACGGCGAGCGCTCGATCGTCGTCTACTACGCGGTGAGCACCACCAATGCCCACTACATCGCCAGGGAGCTCCACCCTGGCTGCCAGATCAGCGTGATCGGCCTCGAGCCCGAATGGGGGACTGCATCATGATCCGCTCTGAGCAGGGCCCGTATCGAGGACAGAACTGGCCCTCCTATGGCGTCACACCGCAGGACCGTGGCCTCGGCCTGGTGTTCCTGCCCTGGTGCTTCGACGGCACCGACGTCACCTGGGGGCCGGCCTACCACACGCACGCCGAAGCCCTTACCCATGCCCGCTGCCTGGCCGGACACGCATGACCTACTACCAGCGCACCCCCAGCCTCAACAGCGACGGATCACCCCTGTTCGCTGGCGACTACGACAAGGCCAGCGAGCGCGAGATTTGCGCTGCCGTTGAGGCGGCCTGGCAGTGCGAGGTGCGACCATTCGGGCCGCTGTGCGCGGTCGACTTCTATGCACTGCGGCATGGCCGAATGGTCGGCGTGCTGGAGGCCAAGACCCGCTCACACCAGTCCGACCGATACGCCACGGTCTTCCTGAATGTCCGCAAGTGGCTGGCCCTGAGCCTCTACCAAAACGGGCTGGGCGTTCCTGCCGTCTACGTCGTTCGTTTCACGGACGAGATCCGGTTCGTCCGTGTCTGCCAGATCGACGCCAGTCGGTGGGTGATGGGTGGCACCAAGGGGGTGGTGAAGAGCCACACCGACGTGGAGCCTCTCATCGAAGTTCCAATCTCATCCATGACAATCCTCAAATGACCATCATCGGCATCTACAGCCCGGCGCCGCAGTCGGGCAAGACCACCGTCGCGAACATTCTCCAGGAGCAGGGCTTCGCTCGGGTGCCCTTCGCTGCACCGCTCAAGCGGATGGCCTGCGAGTTCCTCGAGAACCTGGGCTACCCCGAAGGCGAAGCGGCCCGCCTGGTGTTCTTCGACAAGCACGTGCTGATCCCCGAGGTGGGCGTCACCGTGCGCCACATGCTCCAGACGCTGGGCACCGAATGGGGCCGCGCATGCCTGCATCCAGACGTCTGGGTGCGGTGCTGGGAGGCCCAGGCCGATCGCTACGAGCTGGTGGTGGCCGACGACGTGCGGTTTCCCAACGAGGCGGCAGCGATCCGGCGACGGGGCGGGGTGGTCTGGCAAGTGGTTTGGCCGGACGTTCTCCACATAGGAGACCACGTTTCAGAAGGCGGCCTCAATGATGCTGAATTTGACGCCGTGATTCAGAATGACGGCAGCTTGTCCGACCTTCGCAGCAAGGTCTTGTCACTCCTTTGACCCAAAAGCGCTATCACGCAGGTCGCATGATCCTGTCCCAGAAGGATGGGATCTGGCACCTGCGTGTACGCCTTGGAGGCGCACAAGAGCTGCAGCTGCGCACCTGCCTCGAAACGGCCGACCAGGAAGAGGCGATCTTCAAGGCCGAGCGCATCTACTCTGACTTCAAGCGCCGGCACTCCAAGAATCAGGAGGAGAAGCCGATGTGCTGGCAGTGCATCCACTGGGAGCCGGTGCGCAGCCGGTGCTCGTTCGGCTGGCCCGAGGCCCGGCAGACTGGAGGCAGGTTCGCAGCGCAGTGCAGCGTCTTCAAGGCATGTCCAACCCGACAGTGATCAGCCGTCACGAGCGGGACGGAGGCCTCATCGAGACGCTGGAGCCCGAGCAGGGCGGCGAGCTCTACTACCGCAGCTGCGCCAAGGGCTACTGCCGCTACTCGAGCGACCTGTGGCAGGCCGAGATCTACCTCGACCACCTGCTGGCGCGGTGACGGCACCAAGCCCCTCCGAGAAGGGGCCGGCCGCTGCGGGGTGATCATTCCCGCAAGAACTCACTGCGCCGGCCGGACGTTTCCAGCCCATGCAGGAGTGACATCGATAGAGTAGCGCCGATGGAGCCTGGGCCTCTGGCCCCCATCCACGCCCAGGTCATCATCAACACCCCCGTGCCCGCCGGGCTGAACCAGAGCGGGGGTCACTGGGAGCGTAGCCCAAGCAGAGGCAGCCAGGACAACTGGAACTCAGTGGTGGTTCAAGTCCACCCGCTCCCCTCCATTCACCCACTCGTGGATCACCTGCGCCCTGATGGCGCAGTAGAAGGACTGCGACTCGAACCACGGCGCCCAGTCGTGGTGCTGCTTGTGCGCGTTGCAGCCGAGACACGCTGGCACCAGGTTGCGCTGGTGGGTGAGCCCGCCCTTGGCCTTGGGGACAACGTGATCGAGCGTCGCTGAGCGGCCCAGGGGCTCGGCGCAGTACGCGCACTTGTAGTCCCACCGGAGCAGGATCTGATCACGAAACCGGAGCTTCGCCTCCCTCCTCGGTATCAGCTCCGTCTCCGAGATCTGATGATCCACTTCTCTCCGGGGGTAGGGGAAAGGCATCCAGCTCAAGGTCGACGATGTGGTCGTCGGACGGCACGAACTCACAGATGCGCGAGTAGGTGTTCGCGAGGAACTCCTCGAGAACGTCCTCCTCGGCATGCACCACGACCTTGGCCGCCACTTCAACGAGGTAGGCCCTCATGGGCAGCCGGGTCGCTCAGCCAACAGTAGCGGGGCGAGCCGGCACGCAAGATTTTCTTTGGGATCGGGAGGGGGATTCGGACGTGCCCGTAAAAAATACGGACGTGTTCGTAAAGTACGAACAATGAATGGAATGGTGAGCCCGGACAGATTTGAACTGTCGGCCGATCGATTAAAAGTCGATTGCTCTACCGCTGAGCTACGGGCTCCCATGGCTGCGCGAATACTGCGCGAACGACACCTATTTGCTAGTCCTAAGTCTTTGTTTTTACTCCTGTTTTTGCCCCTGATCAAACGATTAAAAGACTGATTTTATGGTCTCACGGAACTTCACGATTCTTCCCTAAACCCCTGAATCATCACTGAGAATCGCACTTGCATTTTCTGGGCCATTCGCGCAAGTTACCGCAAATTCGCGCAAGTTTGCGCGAATAGTGCGCGAACGGAGAGGACATGAAACGCGAGTGGAAACCTGACACGAAAGTCACCGGACTGGGCCTGCTGGCGCTGCCGAGCGGGGTCGAAACCTGGTATCTGCGCTACCGCGAACCCAGCGGCCGGCAGCAGCATCACAAGATCGGCCGGGCCGACATCATCAACCGCACCCTGGCCCGGCAGGAGGCCCACAAGATCCTCGCCGCCGTCGCCCAGGGCCATGCCCCCACCAGCGCCCGGCAGGAGCTGCGCCGGGGGCCGACGATGGCCGACCTCTACCAGCGGCTGCTCGCGGAGCACTACCCCAGGCTCCGGCCGAGGACGCTGCAGGGCTACCGGAGCATCTGGGACGCGCACATCTTGCCCAAGATGGGCCAGCACAAGGTGCAGGCGGTCACCAGCGCCCAGGTGATGAAGATGCTTGCCGGGATCAAGCCGATCCAGGCCAACCGGACGCTGGCGGTGCTGCGCAAGGCGTTCAACCTGGCGATCCTGTGGCGCCTGCGGGCCGACAATCCGTGCGAGAAGGTGCCGGCCAACACCGAGCGCAAGCGCCGTCGCTACCTGTCAGACGAAGAGCGGCAGCGCCTGGTAGCCGCACTGGACGCGATGGCCACCACGCCACTGCGCTGGCGGTTTGCTCAGCTGATCAAGCTGCTGATGCTGACGGGGTGCCGCGTGGGCGAGGTGTGCCGTGGCCGGTGGGAGTGGTTCGACGAGAAGGCAGGAGTGCTGGTGATCCCCGTTGAGGGTCACAAGACCGGAGAGAAGACCGGCGAAGATCGTGTAGTGCATATTCCTCCAGCGGCGATGCGCATTATGAGAGAACTGAAATCGAGATCCAATACCGAATGGATCATAGCGGGCGACGGCGATAGCCATCTGGTCGGCTATCAGAAACTCTGGAACGAGTTAATGGAGCTTTCCGGGCTCAAAAATCTGAAAGTGCATGACCTGAGGCACAACTTTGCATCGGTCGCGATCACAAAGGTCGGCTTGACCCTACCGCAAGTGGCAAGCCTGCTGGGCCATGCCAGCCCAGTCACCTCCAGTCGATACGCCCACCTGATTGAGGAGGGCGCACGGGCGATGGCCGGGCAGGTGGCTGATCAAGTGGGGCTCTGAGCCCAGGGCGAGGCCTTGTAGCCGGGCTCGCCGTCGTCGCACAGCGCCGGCACGACCTGCTCGTTCCAGAGCATCTCGAACAGCGCCTGGTAGGCGAAGACCTGTTTCAGGTGCGCAGCCAAAGCGGCGTGCTCACTCTCGGTGACCACGCCGATGTCGTTCTCGATGTCGCCGTAGGCGAGGAACATCATGGCCGCCTCGGACGGTCGACCGTCCCGGAAGAGCTCATAGGCGAACTTGAGCCCTTCTCTGGGGGAGATCGATCCGTCGCGAGTGGCGAACTTCACTTCGGTGCTGCAGCGGGGAACATGCACTTGTCTCCATCGCACCCGGCCGGGCCCGCTTCGACAAGCTCTCCACTGTCATAGCGCTGGAGGGCGGCGAAGAAATCGTCGGCCTTGCGCCGGTTTACCACCTCGCTCGACAGGCGCTCGAAGATCGCCTTGTCGAGCGGCTCGAACGGCAGACGAGGGAAGGTCTCGTTGGCGTCGAATCGGGCCAGCAGGGCCGCCGAGATGTAGCCGCCGTTGTCCTTGATGGTCTGGTAGATCACGTCGGCCAGGGGCTCGATTTCGTCCTCGCGGAACTCGATCGTCGCGCTGGTGTTGTGCGCCGTGTAGTGGCGCTGCACCTGCATGTAGAAGTCGAACTGAGCGAGGGCCGAGATCTTGCTGATGTCGACCTGGTCGGCGCCGGGCAGGTCGGCCCAGTTCACCGCCGTGGGGATCTCCACCAGCCACTCGGTGCAGCGGGGATCGAAGGGATCATCCAGCAGGCGGCCCTGCTCGTCCTTGTCGCTCTGGCTCGGCACGATCGAGTAGCCGTAGTCGAGGCAGGCCAGGGCCACCGGGTCGTTCTTGCGGAAGGTGATCCGGCGGATGAAGCGCTGGGCCTTGGGCGGGTGCCAGCCGGGGGAGGCGCCGGTGAGCAGGCTCTTGGTGCCGGCCGGTTGCACGGTGGTGCAGCGGTTGGGGCGCTTGAGGCCATGGCGGTCGCAGTAGTCCCAGACAGTGCCCTCGACCACGTTGCGCCAGCGCTTGAGGTAGGAGGCCTCAGCAGCGCGGAACGCCTTGCCCATGTCGTTGGCCGGGCGGCCGGCGACGAACCACTCCAGCCAAGAGACGCCGAAGGCGTTGACGAAGAAGTCGAACAGGCCGGTGAAGCTCACGCCCACGATCGGGTCGAGCTCGCGGCTGTACTGGTAGCGGGGCACGCTGAACTCGTGGTTCAGCAGGGCGGCCACCGCCAGGGCACCAGCGCGGAAGGCCTGATCCTGGCCGTGGCTGTCGGCCGGGTCCAGCTGGTTCAGGTGAACCTCGGAGAGGTTGCAGTGAAAGTCGCTGCCGAGGATCTCGCCGCAGGGGTTCAGGCCGTAGCGGCCCAGGCGGTGGTCGAGCTCGGCCGCGTCCATCTCGGGCCGCAGGTGCAGCAGCATGCTGGCGGCAGCCTCCTGGCCCTCGTTGCAGTAGACCTCGACGAACTCCTTGCGCTGGTACTCGCTGGTGAGCAGGTCGGCATTGGAGCGGGCGATCGCCTCGGGGGCGAACTGGATGGCGCCCTCGCCGGAGTAGAACTGCTTGCGCACCGAATCGACCACGGTGTCCCGATCGGGGCGGGTGTGGAACACGCGGGTGTGGTTGGCCATGCGCAGGGCGTCGCGCTCGGGGTCGATGCGCCAGGAGCCGTCTTCACCCTGTTGCCAGAGGTTGTCCTTGGCGGCAGCGGCCTCGAGATCGTCGGCAGCGAACTGGCGCATGCCAGCCGAGCGGCGGATGTTGCCGGCGACCACCACCGAGGCAGCCTCATCGATCAGCAGGCAGCACTCCACCGAGGTGAGGCGGCGGCCCTGGGCCCGGTTGAGGATGGCTGCCATGCGGCCGAACAGCTCGGGCAGCTTGGCGGGGTTGGCGGTGCCGCCGAAGCCCTTGAGGCTCTCGCCGGCGGGGCGCACGTTGCCCAGGTCGACCTTGATCGCGAACGGCGCCAGCTCGGCGTCGCTGCTCAGCAGCAGCATGTGCTGATAGGCACCGACCCAGCCGGCACGGCTGTCGCCCACGGTGATGGTCACCTCGGTGCCCTTCTTGTCCCAGCGCAGGGAGGTGTGATCGTCGCGCTTACCTTCGGGCACCTCGCCGATGCCACGGATCACCTCGACGTCGAGGTGGTTGCACACGATCGGCAGCTGCTCGATCAGGTGCGGCTCGATGATCGCCCCGGTGCCGGAGCCCATCATCGCCAGATCCATCATCAGGGCGAAGGCTTCCCAGTCCTGGAGGTCGGTGCTGGTGCAGTTGTAGGCGCCGGAGAAGTTCTTGGGATTCTCGATCCACTCGGTGCCGCCGACCCACAGCCAGCGGCCGGAGGGCAGGCAGCGGAGGTTGTCCTGCTCCTGGCGGATCAGTGCGACCTCGTGCTGGTTGAGGCGGCCGAGCACGGCCAGGCCGGTGACGGTGCGATCGGTCACCTGCTGCCAACTCTCGCGGCCAACCGGCCGCTTGCGGGAGTAGGTGCGGTAGAAGACGGGATTTGCTGCGGGTGCGTTGACGGGGAACATCAGGGGGCGAGGCGTGCTTTATGAAGACGGGTGTTGGCGTACCAGGCGGCAATCTCGGGCACCCAGTCGGTGATCTGGGGCCACATCAGGTCGCAGAGCGCCTGGATCTCTTCCTGGGCGTCGAGCTTGCTGCGCAGATCCATGAAATGGAGGGCTGCCCGCAGCGAGAACGAGACGACGAAATTCTGGCGAAAGTCGAAGGGGATCATGCCCCTCGCGTGCTCTTCCGAGAACCCCATGACGAGCTTGTCCCGGTAGCGCTCGGCGGCCACCTGGCACTCGAGCTCGTCGAAGGAGCGATCCTCGGCCGTGTAGGTGTAGCGCTTGCCCTGGCGGTCTCGGTAGATGCCCGCAGGGCGGAGGTAGAACACCTCGTTCACCTCGAGCTCGCTGCAGGCCACCTTGCAGATCCGCTGGCCGGTGTAGCGGCCGGACTGCACGTCGAAGCTGACGCCCACCCGGTGGGTGCGGGCCTGCTGCATGACCGAGTGCGGGAAGCCAGCGGTGGCAAGCGTGATCTGCGGGTGTTCCAGGGGCCCGTAGTGGCCGCGCTCGCCGGCGAGCAGGTGCTTGACCACAAGCTCGCCGGCCCTGGGCTCATCGGGCGGGGTGGCGTCGATCACTGAGCCCTCGCTGTAGTCCTGGTGCATGGCCAGCCAGCAGATCTGCTGCGGGTTGGGCGTGCGGGCGAGGGTGGTGACGCGGAAGAGGGGATCGTTCAGCTTTCCCATGACGGCATCACGTGTTGGTGTCCGTTGTAGTGCCCCACCTCGGCGTAGGAGATGTCAGGCTTGCCAGCCATCAGGAAGAAGACCATCTGCCCGATCTTCATGCCGGGCCAGATCGGGCGAGCGCGGAGCTGGCGGGCGTTGGTGAGCTCGAGGGTGAGCTTGGAGCCGTGCCATTGCGGATCCGCAAAGCCGGCGTGCATGTGCTCCAGGCCCTCGCGGGCGCGGCTCGACTTGAGGAAGAACAACCCGGCGATGTCGTCGGGCATGTTGAAGGTCTCGAAGGTCTCGGCCAGGATCCACTGCCCCGGTTTCAGCCAGAAGGGCCTGTCTTGATCGTGGTCGGTGATGTCGACGCGCACCAGTTCGTCGTAGGTGGCGCTCTCGATCATGATCTCGTTGCCCAGCAGCAGGTCGTAGCTGGCCGGGTTGAGCTGGTCGAGGTCAAAGGGGACGATCATCCGCTCCTGTTCACAGAGCTGACGGATCTCCCGGTCGTGAAGGATCACGCGGAATTGGTCGTGGCCGGCTCAGCGTACCCTTGCCGGCCTTGCCCGATCGGCCTGCTGTCGCAGTTCGTAACTCACTCCTGCCAGACGCTGACGAACACCGTGCCGGAGCGGGTGAGCGGGAGCAGCCGGTCGCGCAGGTGCTGGTTGTGCATCCGCACGCAGCCATGGGTGGCGTAGAGCGTCTGCATCGCCGCCCAGGCGCCCGGCCAGCCGCATGCAGAGCCGCCGCCGTGGATCATGATCCCAGCCCGGCCGTAGCGGCTCTCCTGGCGCTCCAGCTCGATCAGGTCGAAGCTGTACCAGCCATAGGCCATCAGAGTGCGGTCGAAGGCCGGGCTGGCGCCGACCTGCTCGTAGTCGCGGTAGACCTGGCCGACCTTGTAGAGCCCCGGCGGGGTGTCGGTGCGCTGCAGCTTGAACTCGTAGTCGCTGCCCTGGCCGCGAGCCAGTGCCGGGACCTCCCACAGCAGGCGGCCATCGTGGCTGAAGGCCTTGGCAGTTTCGGAGACGTCGTTGACGATGACGTGGTGGTCGCCGGCCTTGAAGCCGAAGTCCTGCGGGCGCAGCTTGGGTCCGATCATCTTGAGAAGGGTGTCGACATCCACAGCCTGCCTTCCGCCTCGCGGCGCCGGCGCAGGCCATTCTCGAACCGGGTGCCGGGGTTGCGGTAGAGCAGCAGCGCCTCCGGCACGTCGTTCCACTGGTGCTGCTCGAGCACCCGGCTGATCGTGGCGAAGCCGCTGGCCTTGTAGAACCGCGTGCCGAGGTTGTAGGCGAAGCTGACCAGAGCGCTCTGCTGCGCTGCAGTCATCCGCCCCCAGTAGGGGATCGTCTTCGCCAGCACCGGGACGATCTCGCCTTCGACGTGCTCCCGCAGGAGCTCATCGGCCCGCGCCTGGGTGATCGTGTCGCCCTGCTGCACTGGGCGACCGTTGATCCGGGTCGAACCCCAGCCCACCGTCCAGATCCCCGCCGGGCACCGATACGCGACAAGGTGGCAGCCCTCGAATTCGCGGATCAGCTTGTAAGCCGGCTCGAGCTTGAGCGCCGGCGCCGGGGCGGGCGACGACACCCAAACCGATCGGCCTTCACCGCCGTCGTCAAGGAATCCGGCCGGCAGGCGCGACTGCACCAGCTCCCAGAAAGCCTGGTGGTGCGGCAGGTTCAGATTGGTGTGCTTGACGTAGTCGGTGAGGCGACGGGTCATTCGCGGCTCCAGGAAGACCTGATTTCCATCGCCCCACCGAGCAGCCGGCTGTCGCCGGTTTGCAGCTCGGGGTCGACCGGGTGATGCTCGATCACGGGCGGCGGCATGTCAGGAGGCTGCGCTGCATGCCAGTCCTCGACTGCCACGTCGATGCGCGGCTTGAGGGTGGCATTGAACTTGTGATCCTGGGCGGCATCCTGCAGATGGTCGACCCAGTCCTTGTCTCCGAAACGCACCAGCCAGGTGGTCTCGGACCTCAGCGCTTTGGGAAGATCGACTTCAGCGCCTTGAGAATCAGCTGCACCCAGGAGTTGGAGCGGATGGGCAGCAGACCGATGATTTCAGAGCCGGCGGCCACGATGATGGCAACGATGGCGACGGTGTTGGGATCCATGTCGAGCATGAAGCTGTCCTTTCAAGGCTAACCCGGTTGCTGGATCGTGGCCGCCGGGGTGCGGAGTGAGAAACGCAGGTGCTGGCCGATGAACGAAATGGCAGGCGGCAATGTGAGGCTGGCGATGATGGCGATCAGCACCACCTGAGCCATGCGCGTTTCGAGCTTGCCGAGGCGGGTAAAGATGTCCTTCTTTTCCTCGTCGTCCTTCTGGCCACGAAGGATGAGCGACGACATCATGCCCTTGAGCTCACCGAGCTCCCGGTAGATGTCGTTGTGTGACACCTCGCGCTCCATGCCGCTTTCCTCAACCCAACGATCCTACCGAGGCAGCTCGTGGTCGAAAGGATCACGACCGGTGGCGAGGATGGCAAGCGCCCGCCGGTAGTAGTGGTTGTCGGTTTTTCCCGCCTTTTCGAGGGCTTCCTTGACCTTGCGCCAGTTGTCCCTCGTTTGGGCGTCCATTACCGGCCCTGCCCGCGCAACGGCTTGCGCCCCCGGCGCCGGGGGCGGGAGTGCTGGCCCTGTCCCTGGCTGGTGGTCTTGGGTGGGCCGGGCTTGTGCTCGATGCGAGCGACGCCGACCTTACTCTTGACCGCCATCGCTTTCGTCTGCAGTGGCCTCCTTGGCGGTCACGTCGACGGCATCAAGGAACGTGCTGAGCTGCTGAGTAGCGAACTGCTGCAGGGTGGCGATGCCGGTTGCTCTGGCGGCAGCGTATGCCTCGATGAGCTGGGCGAGCTGTTCTTTGATTTGGATCATGTGATGCTTTCAATGAAAGCGCGATCTGGCGCAAGGTTATCACGGTTGCGGAGCACGGTGCCACCGAGGCCGTCCATCAGCCACAAAGACCGACCCTGCCTCCAGGCCTCACGCAGCCCTGCGACATTGCTCGATAAGGCCCAGGCGTGATCGGTGTCAAGCACCTGGGGCCCCTTGAACCCAGGCAGTTTGCGAACGCCACCAGAGCGGGGTGAATTGCTGGGAACAATCCAGTCGGCGCCAACCTTGGTCATCCAGGACTGGTCAGCGTAAACACCGCTGGCGTAGCTCACGCCCACCGGTTTCTTTGTGAGCTTTTCGACCCAACGAACGACCTGCTGTTGGAACCATGGGACGCTGTTGCGATGCAGCTCGTTGCCGACCTCGTAGATGACGTTGTCGTATTCGGCGAGCGTGTTCACCGTGCGACGCACGTGCGCCTTTTGGTAGCGATTCCAGGAGCCGCGAGTGTGGACTTGCGAGGGATCCTTCGGGCCAAGACCGTTGAACGGATGATTGGCCCAGCCGCCGGGGAAGTAGGCGTTGAAGGCGTGATCGAAAAAGACGACACCAGTGACGATGTCGCGCTTTTCGGCCTTGGCGACGACGTTCTCAAGGCGGCGGTAATAGCGGCCGTTCAGGCTGCCTTCTGAGCGCCACGGCACAGCTCCAATCCGCACCAGCCCGGTCGAGTTCGAGCCCCATGAGGAGGTGCTGAGAACAGCGCCTCTGGTCTCGACGGTCCAAAGCCTGGTGAAATTGCCCGTGAGCTGATCCGACCTTGTCGTCTTGCCATTGAATGGCTGGACGGTGTTCCAGGTGTGGGAGCCGGCAAGCTTGAGGGGCTCGCCGGTCGACTCATCGATGAACTGGTCGCCCTTGATGCCGATTTCCATCACTAGGCAAGGGTGTAGATCGAGTCGAGGTTGCTGGCTTCCAAGGCGTCTTGCAGCTCGCCGAGCTGCTCGGCGCTAAAGGTGCCTGTGCTTAGGATCGCCAGCATGGAGGCCTGAATGGCCTGTTCATACGGGCGACCCGATTTGGCATCGCCAAGCAGGGCGATGAACTCGGTGCCGAGGGTGTTCATGGGCAGCGACACCATCGACTGCTCGCGGATGGCGGCATAGAGGCTGCTGGCCATCAGCGCTTCCCAGAATGCGAAGTAATCGGGAGCCGGTGGCGCCAGGGGTGGTGCGGGGAGGGGTTCGTTGCCCTCGGCCAACCATGCCTGGTACTCCGCGAAATCACGGTTGCCGGGGGACTGGGGGATGCGGGCGGAGTCCGAAAGGCGAAGAATGGTGTCGCCGTTGGTGAGTTGGTACATAGGGGTGCTCATGGGGTGGGATCAAATTTCGGCGGAGGCGGTGATAGTACGACCCGCCACGTATACATACCCAGGAGCCGTTGTGGCGGAAACTCGCATCATTGCCGAATTTTTATCAGCAAGGTCCACAGTCACAGCCGAGACATTGGTAAGCGAGCCGCCGGAGTCCGTCAGCGTGGGAGTATTACGCATTTCAACCGGCCAGTAAAAAGACGCACCGACGCCCTGGGCGGTTGCAGCTACATATCCCCGTACAGAAGCTGTAGTTGTGCAGTAATACCTCTGGCACAATGCCAGCTCTGCTCCAATCGGTCTGCGCTCAAACGGCGTGGCGATGGGCCCAAGCTCTACCTGGACCTGGGACAAATCAAACGTATATGCTGCGTTCAATGGAAGTCCAAGGT